GAAGAAGCACCATACCACCCCGGCTATGAAGATGCCGTCATTACCCCACGCTCAGACCCAGTTTATAGGGGCATGGATCCGGCCAAGATGTTGTGGAAGAGTAAGCCGTTGAGTGATGAGGAAATAAAAGAGCTATCTGAATTAACAAGCGATCCAGACCCTACAGATTTTGTCAGAGCGATTGAGCGGAGGCATGGGATTAAATGAACGCATACGAATTAGCAGATTGTCTTGAAGAATTATGCAGAGAAAGTCAAGGTTCTTTTACAAAAGATGCTTACATAATGCTCCGCCAACAAGCAGACGAAATACAGGCTTTAAAAGACGGCTTCAATACGGCTTGGGGTGGGACTAATAATTCTGAACTGGCAGAAGTGAGGGCTATGGCTAACAGAATGGTTTTAAAAGTTAAAGAACAAGCAGAGAAAATAAAAAACATGGAGATCTGGGAGAAGAAGTATTTAGACCGGATTGAGGGGTTAGAAGCGGAGCGGGACTATATAAAACGGGAATGGCTAGGGGGGCTGGTGAAGATCGCCGTTTTGGAAAAAACACAAGAATTAAAAGAGTTAAGTGATGAGGAAATAATTGAAATAGGTAATGCAGTTGTAAACCTTATTGATTCCAATGAAGGATGGATTGAATTTGCTAGAGCAATACTAAAGAAAGCGAGTGAGAAATGACTGCACCTGCCGTAGTCATAACCCCCACAACAGGACTGCCGTTTCTAGCCAAGGCGATGGAGTCTACCAACACGCAACCATGCGAGCATTGGATTGTGGTTGATGGCGCTGAGCATGCGCAGAAGGTGGCGAACATGCTTCATGCCGGAGATTATGTAAACAAAAAGATAATCTTACTGCCCGAAAACACAGGCAAACCACACACGCACTGGAGTAAGAAAGAGGGTGTTAAGTTCTTTGGCAACCGAGTCTATGCTGGTATATCCAACCTAGTCAATGCCGAGCATGTATTGTTTTTAGATGAGGACAACTGGTTTGAACCTAACCATGTGGAGACCATGCTGACCCTAATAAATATGCCAAGCCGAGATCACGAGTGGGTTTATAGCCTACGCAAGTGCGTGGATCAAAACGACAACTACTTATTTAATGACGACTGCGATAGCCTTGGTATCTTTGCAAGCTGGAAGAATATTAATTTAGTCGACATGAATTGCTACTGTTTTAAGACCGAATTTTTAATGAAGATCAACAGCACCTTGCAGACCGACTACTACTGGACAGATCGCCTGCTATCAAGGGTGGCGGTGTCTACGGCAAAGGACTATTACAGTTACGGATGCACAGGACTATACACAGTGAACTACAGATTGCGCCCCGATGCGGAAGTATTTTTTCGAGAGGGTAATGAATTTATGAATAAACTTTATAGCGGTAATTTTCCATGGAGAGCAAAGTAATGTTAGAAAATGTACAAGCAGTAGAAGCGAAAAAGCCAGCCATTTTATTTGTGGCAACCCCCATGTACGGCGGTATGTGTGTTGGTGGTTACACCATGGGTATCTTAAACTGCACCCAAGTATTTATGCAGAATCAAATCAAGATGTATTACTCATACATGATGAATGAGTCGCTGATTACCCGTGCTCGTAATGGATTGGCATATGACTTTTTAAGCACTCCCGACGCAACACATCTGATGTTTATTGATGCGGACATCACCTTTAAACCCGAAGACATTGTACGAATGATTCAAGCCGATAAGGACATCATCTGCGGTCTGTATCCCAAGAAAGAGATCAACTGGCAGTTAGTATCCGATGCGGTCAAGAAGGGTGTGGACTACAAAGACCTACCAAACTACACAGGATCCTTTGTAGTAAACCTAGTGGGTGGTGTTACTGAAAGCACAGGGAATATCAACGAACCCATGGAGATTGATAACGGTGGCACAGGATTCATGCTGATTAAGCGTGGGGTGTTCGAAGCGCTCAAAGACAAAGTTCCTACCTACACCAATGACATGATCCTGATTATTGACAAGAACCCTGTAAAGAAAATCATCCATGAATTTTTTGCTACAAGTATCGATGAAACAACCAACCGTTTGCTTTCTGAGGATTATCACTTCTGCAAACTGGCTAGACAGAATGGCTTTAAGGTATATGCGGCGCCTTGGGCTACGCTAGTGCATAGCGGTACATACAACTTTGCTGGCACTTTACCGAGGGCATGAGATGAAAAAAGAACCAGTAGCGTGGATGTCAAAAAGCGGAGTGCTTTTTAAGAAAGAGCCTGACGCACCTATAGAACTTACCCCGTTATACAAAGCACTTACTGACGAAGAAATACTTGAGTTAGCTAAAGAAATAGAAGCAAGGAAACAAAATGCTACCTAACTGCGAACTCGTTAGCTGTTTTGGCAACCAGTATCTTGTATTTAAAGGTAAAGACTTAATCTCTAATGCGGTCAAGCAACAAGGCTATGAGGTTGAAGTCTTTGCTTTGTCCCATAAGATACTGGAAAAGCATCAAGACGGTGTGGTGCTTGACATTGGTGCGAACATGGGTACGTTTACCATCCCACTAGCCAAGAGAAACCCACACTTAACCTTTCATTCCTTTGAAACACAACGAATAATATATTATCAATTATGTGCTAATACGTTTATTAATGGGTTAGATAATGTCCATTGTCATCACTTTGGACTGTCGAATAAAAGACAACAGGTGTGTTTAGTTGTACCTGACTACGCAACTGAGACCAATATCGGAGCGTTTAGCGTGGACAAACAAGTGCGAGAAGAACCCGACTACGAGTGCCCAACCCAAGGCGCAACCGAAAATATTGCCTTGTTCCCGTTAGATGAGGGGGAGCACAGAAATATACGGCTGATGAAGATTGACGTAGAAGGGCACGAACTAGAGGTGCTCAAGGGTGCTAGGAAAACTATAAAGGATAACAACTATCCCCCAATTATCTTTGAAGCGTGGAACTGGAAACCGTGGTTTGAACCCAAACGCAAAGAGTTATTTGCTTACTTAAAAGACCTAGGCTACGAGATTACCGAAGGTGGTAACAACAACCTTGCACAACATCCCGACCATGGAGAGATGATTAAGTGATTGAATATACTTGGTCTTACTCAAGCTTAGACTTGTTTAAGCAGTGCCCCCATAAATACTACCGTTTGCGGGTAGCCAAAGACGTAGTCGAGCCTGAGTCTGATGCCATGCGTTACGGCAAGGATGTTCATAAAGCCGCCGAAGATTTTATTAAAGACGGAACCCCCGTTCCTGAGAAGTTTGCATTTATGCGTGAGCTACTTGAGCCAGTGCGTAATATCACAGGAAAACATCTTTGTGAGTATCGATTAGGATTGACCCGGGCCCTGGAGCCTTGTGAGTTCTTTGGGAAAGATGTTTGGTGGCGTGGCATCCCTGACTTTTTAGCTATTGATGGAGAGAAGGCTACCCTGCTTGACTACAAGACAGGCAAAAGCGCTAAGTATGCGGATACTAAACAGTTGGACTTACTTGCCCTAGCTATATTCAAACACTTCCCCGAGGTCAACTTCATCAAGGCAGGGCTACTATTTGTAGTAGCAAACGACTTTATCAAGACTAAATATACCCGTTCCGAACACGAACAAACGTGGGTAAAATGGTTGGAAGATACGCACCGTTTAGAGAAGGCTTACGAGTTGGATGTTTGGAACCCCAAGCCAAACTTTAGTTGCAAAGCATGGTGCGTGGTAAAAGACTGCATCCATAACGGTAAAGGGAGTTATCGATAATGCCTTACAAAAACAAGGAAGACCGTAACTACAAACGGGAATACGAAACATATCAGGGAAAACCCGAACAGATTAAAAATCGTGCTCAACGCAACAAAGCCCGTGCCACTTTAATGAAGGATGGCAAGGTAGCAAAAGGGGATGGCAAAGATGTGCATCATGTCAAAGCTATGGACAAAGGCGGTAGCAACAAAGATGGATTGAAGGCGGTATCTGCATCTACAAATCGTTCGTTTAAACGAGATGCAAAAAAGAATTTAGTATCAGAAGTAAGCAAGCGGGAACGCAAAAAGGCTTGACAAAGTCTTAAGTAGTACTAGAATAAAAACGTGGATCAAAACTTCGGTTTTGGTCTACACCCCATTTGGGAAGAGTGCATATGACAGAAAAAGAATTTGTGGCTTTGCTCGCCATAGAAGGCAAGCAATTAGATATAGCCGAAGCAGTAAAGACCGTCGGGGGTGTTACCGAAAAAGGGTACATGGCTGACATAAACGAGGGGTTTTTTAAAACCGTTATGAGCGGTGAGTTTAAAAAACGAAGAAGAGATGCGGTGCAGGACTTAATAAAAAAGTATTATAAGAATGCAAATAATTGATAACAAAGCGCTCCTGTTAAAAATCAAGGAGCCACAACGCATTACAACCGTCATACCTAAGTCCAAAATACTGGACTCGGGCGAGGTGCTTGTTAGGTGGGGTTTGGAAGAAGCGCAAGTGCTTAAAAATCTGCGCATTAAAAATGTTCCTTCTCCAATAGAGGCACACTACGATTGGCCCGGACTGTATAAACCGTTCACACACCAACGTGTTACTGCGTCTTTCTTAACATTACACCGGAGAGCCTTTTGTTTTAACGAGCAAGGCACAGGCAAGACATCATCCGTAATTTGGGCTGCCGACTATTTGATGGACATCGGTGTTATCAAGCGGGTCTTGGTGCTTTGCCCACTATCCATCATGCAATCAGCATGGGAGAACGACCTATTTAAATTTGCCATGCACCGCAGTTGCGCCATAGCCCATAGTTATTCCAAAGAAAAGCGGATTGAAGCGGCTAATAGCACGGCTGAGTTTGTCATCTGCAACTACGATGGCATGGAGATTATCAAAGACTGCGTCAAGAACTTTGACTTGATTGTGATTGACGAGGCTAATGCATATAAGAATGTAGGCACTAAGCGATGGAAAACTTTGAATAGCGCCTTGCGCCCCGACATGTGGGTATGGATGCTAACAGGTACACCTGCTTCTCAGTCGCCTACTGATGCGTACGGACTAGCCAAAATTATTAACCCATCGGGTGTGCCAAAGTTCTTCGGTGCTTTTAGGGACATGGTAATGCAACGCATTACAACTTTTAAGTGGATACCCAAAGTCAGTTCAGAGCGTGTCGTGCATGACGTACTTCAACCAGCAATACGCTTTACCAAAGAAGAATGTCTTGATTTACCTGAAATGACCTACGTAACTCGTGAAGTACCACTTACATCACAACAGCAGAAATACTACGAGAACATACGTAAAAACATGTTGGTGGTTGCGGCAGGTGAAGAGATCACAACAGTCAATGCTGCCGCTAATTTAAATAAACTACTACAGTTATCTTGCGGTGCAGTATATTCGGATAGTGGTGAGATCGTAGCGTTTGATGCTAAGTCTAGAATGTCAGCGTTGCTAGAAGTCATCGAAGAGGCAAGCCATAAAGTAATTGTGTTTGCTCCGTTCAAACACGCCATAGAAATAATTGCAGAAGAACTTAAGAATCAAGGCATTAGCACAGAGATTATTCATGGCGGTGTGTCAGCAACTAAACGCACAGATATATTTGCTAAGTTTCAAACTGAAGACAATCCGCAAGTCCTTGTAATACAACCCCAAGCGGCGGCTCATGGAGTTACGCTACATGCGGCTAACGTCGTGGTTTGGTGGGGTCCGATCACATCCATAGAAACATATTTGCAGGCGAACGCTCGTGTGCATAGAGCTGGTCAACGTAATCCATGCACGGTGGTGCATATACAAGGCAGTGCAGTTGAGAAAAAAATCTACAAGATGTTGTCAGAAAAAGTAGATATACATTCGAGGTTAATTGATCTTTATAAAAATGTTGTAGAAGGTACTTGACAAAGTACAAAGTAGTATTAATATAGTAGTTATAAATATAAAGGAGTGCTTAATGAGTGATATAAATGCCGAAAGGCTGGCTAAGATTTACACAAAAATCCGTGCCAAGCGTCTTGAACTAGAGAAAGAAGTATCTGCGTTGCAAGAGCAACAAGATATGGTAGCCGAGGAAATAGTAAAGCTATGTAAGGAACAGGGTGTGCAGACCATGCGTACGGAATACGGTACGATTTCACTGCGCACATCAAAGAGATACTGGACTAGCGACTGGCAGTCCATGTACGACTTCATCAAAGAGCATGATGCGTTTGCGTTGTTACATCAACGTATCAACACTACAAATATGAATCAGTTCTTAGAAGAAAACCCCGATCTGCATCCGCCGGGGCTAAATGCGGACGCTACACAAACCGTTGCAATCACTAAGCGATAGGAGCATATATGAAGAGAGTGCTAGTAGGACTTACCACGCTTGCTTTTGCTACAGCGGTCTATGCAAATTGTCGTACGCAAACTATTACCACTGCGGATGGTAGGTTCATCGTATGCACAGTATGTTGCGACCAATGGGGTAACTGCAATACAACTTGTTTTTAATTTAAGAGGAGCAATAAATGAGTAATGAATTATCTGTATTAGGTACTGGTTTACCAAGCTATTTGAAAGAAGCTGAGTTAGACGATACTACTAAAGCCCTGATGGGCGGTGGTGGCGGTGGCTTAAAGCGTATCTCTATCAAAGGCGGTGTATGGCGCATGATGGTCAACGGCAAAGAGGTTGCCAAGAACGAAGACCGTTCGATGAATGTAGTTATCGTAGCCGCTTCACCAAAAGTATCCCGTACGTTCTATGCCAAGACTTACGTCGAGGGTGAGGTAGCCGCACCTGATTGCTGGTCCGCTGATGGCGAAGTGCCAAGCCCCAAGGCAGAAAGCCCACAAGCCAAACGTTGCGTAGACTGCCCACAGAACACCAAAGGTTCAGGACAAGGTGATAGCCGTGCTTGCCGTTATAGCCAGCGTTTAGCAGTCGTACTAGCTAACGACATCGGTGGTGAGATTCTGCAATTAACCCTACCTGCCTCGTCAATCTTTGGTGCAGGCGAACCCGGCAAATGGCCTTTGCAAACATATGCCAAGATGATTGGTAGCAAGGGTGTGCCCATCACTGCGGTTGTTACTGAAATGCGTTTTGATACGGACAGTGCTACTCCAAAACTTACGTTCAAACCAATGCGTGTATTAGATGCAGACGAGCATGCAACTGCAATCCAACAAGGACAGACTGCCGCCGCTAAATCAGCAATTACCATGACGGTTGCAGAGGTAGACAATGCCAAGCCAGCCCCTAAGCTAGAAGCTAAAGCAACGGCAAAAGTCGAATCTGTGGAAGTAGAGGTAGAGGCGGTTGAAGAACCTACTAAGCGCACGGCTAAGAAGGAAGAGGCGCCTGCTCCTAAGAAGGATATTTCAAAGCTTTTAACCGAATGGGATGATGCATAATGCCTAAAGGCTACTCGCTACTGATGGCGGATGAAATCAAGTCCGCTAATCAGCAACTACTAGGGGTTCAACTAGGTAGGGTTTGTCTTAATAAGGATATACCCGTATCTGACGTGGCGAGTTTCTTTGGAGTAAGCCGAATGACTGTATATTCATGGTTTCGAGGTAAATCTATAGTCTCCGGCAAACACGCTGAGAAGATGCAAAAACTGGTTGATAAATTGAAATAAGCTTATGAGGGGGGCTAGGTTAGCTACCGAAAAGGGTGTATGCCGTCACACCCCTGCCCATTCCTTTTTATAACAACGACGGCTCATATAGGACGGCTATGCTTTCGAGGACAGAGTTTCTATCTTTGGTATTACCACCCCTACAGGAAGGGGAAAATTACTGCATCTGGGGCAACGACGCACAGGGCAATATAAGACAGAAGTTTGTTAGCAGTATTGAAGAATTAAGCGCTAGAGCAGACAAGCTTCTAGAAGAAAACTACAACGCATTCTTTGCACTGGCTAAGTTTGGTCCAGCCGATCAAGGTCGGTATGCGGCTAACGCATTAGAACTAAAGTCTTTTTTCATTGACTTAGATTGTGGAGAAGACAAACCATACGCTACACTAGCCGACGGCCTGGTAGCATTAAAGCAGTTCTGTAAAGATGTTGGGTTGCCAAGACCTACCATCATCCAGTCGGGACGTGGTGCGCACGTATATTGGATTCTAAATAACGCTATAACACGGCAAGAATGGAAGCCCTACGCAGAGCGACTCAAGGCTTTGTGCGTAGAACATAACTTCCACATTGACGCTGCGGTACCTGCTGACCCAGCCCGAATTTTACGGATTCCTGAAACGATGCATTTGAAGGACGTAACCAATCCTTTACCCGTTCAGATTCTGCACGCAGCACAGCCTATAGCACTCAGTGATATAGAGACAATTCTTACCCCGACAGATGACATCCTAAAAAGTATTCAGAAGTCTGAGTTCAAGCGCCCCATGGATGCCGTAACAATGGCGCTAATTGGTAGTAGTCAATCTAGGTTCAAGACCATCCTGATTAAATCCATGGAAGGCACGGGGTGTAATCAGATCTTGAATATCTATGAGAATCAAACTACGATAGAAGAACCTCTTTGGCGAGCAGGGCTATCTATTGCCCAACAATGTGTGGACAGGGACAAAGCGATCCACCACATATCCAAGAATCACCCCGAATATAACTCTGCGGATACCGACAGGAAGGCTAACGAGACCAAAGGTCCTTATACCTGCGAGACCTTTAAGAAGCTAAATCCTAGCGGGTGTGAGGGATGTCTACATAAATTTACATCTCCAATCCAGTTGGGTAAAGAAGTCATGGAAGCCGAGGAAGAAGAGTCGGTTATGGAGATTGAGCCAATAACCAAGGAACTCAAGACCTACACCATACCCAAGTATCCATACCCGTTCTTCAGGGGCAAATCAGGCGGTATCTTTGTGCACAAGAAAGCCAAGGAAGACGACGAGGAGTTTGATGACCTTGTGTACCCCTACGACTTTTATGTGGTCAAGCGCATGTCTGACCCTGACCATGGGGAAACAATACTACTTAGACTGCACCTACCTAAAGACGGGGTGCGTGAGTTCATCATGCCGTTAACTGCGGTGCTGGCTAAGGAGAAATTTAGAGACACAGTTGCCTCGTACGGCATAACTGTATTAGGTAAAAAACAGGATGAACTTATGTCATATGTAACTAAGTGGGTTGAGGAACTACAACTTACATCAGGGGCAGAGCAAGCCCACAAACAGTTTGGTTGGCTAGAAAATGAAAGCGGCATCATTGTCGGAGACCGTGAGATCCGTGCCACAGAAATTGCATATAGCCCACCATCTGCACCGACACTGCCTTTAATACCTTTGTTTCAGCCAAAAGGAGATTTTCATGTTTGGAAGGATGTTATCAACGCTTACTCGAGAGAAGGCATGGAAGCTAGGGCTTTTGCTTTTTTCATGGGTTTCGGGTCTCTTCTTATGCGCTTTACTAATCTTGACGGTTTTCTCCTTAATCTACTTAGTAGGGAAAGCGGTAGTGGCAAAACCACCGTCTTACACGCAATTAATTCCATATATGGTCGCCCAAAGGAATTACTCATGTCACCTAAAGACACTTACAACTTTAGGATGCAACGACTAGGCACCATGCAAAGCTTGTGCGCAACGCTAGACGAGATAACCAATATGCCTCCTGAGCAAATGTCTAATCAGGTATATGACGTTACGTCTGGTCGGGGCAAGAACCGTATGAAGTCCCAAGAAAATGCCGAGCGGTTGAACCATGCCAAGTGGTCTTTGGGTGTAGTAAGTTCATCCAACAGGTCCGTAACCGATTCGCTGCTATCTATAAAGAGCTTTCCAGAAGGCGAGTTGATGCGTATTTTGGAACCCCATGTAAAGCCTGATTCGTTTGACGACCCCACTTGGTCTAAGCAACACTTTGGTCGATTGATGAATAACTACGGACACGCTATTGAGCCGTATGCTCAAGCTTTAGTAGGGCAGTTGCCTATGGTTCTAGCAAAGATGGCGGAAATCCAAGCCAAAGTCGATGCGCATGCTGAGATTAGAAGTACCGAACGGTATTGGTCTGCCATGGCGACTATTGCTATTACGGGGGGCACAGTAGCCAAGACCCTTGGACTACACGATATTAAGGTACAGCCTATATTTAACTATGCCGTTAACCTTATTAAGGACACCCGTACCCGCAACCGTGAATACATGTTTGATAGCGATGACTATTTGGGTGGGTTCTTACAACGTCACTTTAGCGAGACTTTGGTTATTAACGGCAATCGTGATGGTCGTACTGGTCTGGAGCATGGTCCAATTCGTGAGCCAAGGGGCGCCCTTACAATCCGCTACGAGCCTGATACCAAACTTTTATACATCGTGGTTAAGAGTTACCGAGACGATGCCGCCAAGAACTTTGCCAACTTTGAGGAATCCTTAATCCCTTATCGTAAGAGCGGTGCATTGGTTGGAACTAAGAAGAAACGCATGACTGCAGGCACTGTAGCCAATACCCAAGCAGCCGTAAATGCCCTGTGGTTTGACACAACAAAACTAGATTTCTTTAATGAGAACGTGCTTTTAAATGCTGACAATTCTGAATCTTCCGCTGCTGATCCAGTGGGAGAAGTTTAAACCCGGTACATCATTCTTCGTGCCCTGCATAGACCGACGCCTAACCCAGCGGTTCGTGGAGGCAGAGGCTAAGCGGCTAGGAATTAATATACTTTGTAAACAGGTAGTGGAGAAAGGGAAGTATGGTTTACGAGTCTGGAGAGTTGGTGATATACTCTGACGCAAGCACTCTTCTCTTGTCTCCTCGGACATAAAGAAGTTTAGGCCCCTGCTAGTCAGGGGTCTTTTTTTCAGTCTTCATCTTCAAAGAACTTCTCTTGGATCTCAGCCTTCATCTTGCGGTTGAAAGTTACCCCATTAATCATGTTCTTTTCAGCAGCTTGACGAGCTTTCTGTGATCTAGACAGGGTCTCACCAGTAATTCTGTTGTTGGGGTGTTTAGAGTTAAAGTTTGCAATATCTTCTCTAGCTTCTTCCATAAGATCAGAATCACCTGCTGTGCGTGCCATATCGTACTTGTTAAGCAGACGTTGACGACGGGTGGCTACTTCTCTTTCATAGCCCTTTGCAGCAGATGTTTTTTCATAAGTAGAAGACAGAGAAGCGGGAGAGAAGCCAATAATCTGCATGAGCCCGTTATACACACCAATATCTTCTTCAACTGGATCTCCTTTCAGAGTCAAGGCGCCTTCAGACATATACCGCATACCCTTCATGCCGTTACGTAGCCAGCTAGGTACAAGCGACTCAATACCACGCTCAACCTGACCTTCGTTCATAGCCTTGATACCACGTTCAGCACCTATTAAGTAAGAGCCAGCAGGACCAAAAGCGTTCTTCATGGCAGACAACACATAGCCATGCTCGGCAATACCACGGGGGTCATCACGGAAAATTAGGTCTTGAGCCACACCGGTACGGTTAGCTATCTCAAGATTGGTCAAGAAGTTTGTAGGACCCTTGTAAATTAACTCACCAAAGAAGTCACGCATCTCTTCGTCAAAGTTAAATGGCTCGTCATCGTCACCAAACAGGGCATTGAGCATCTGAGCAATAGTTTCTGCCAGACCAAAGAAGGGTAAGCCCTTAACTCCAGCAAACGCACCAGCCATGCCGTACATACCAAGCAGTTGTTTTTGTGCAATGCGGCGAACTTCTGGGCTCTCCCCCTTAAATGCCTGATGGAATGCACGGGCTACGATAAATGCGCTATTCCATACAAATGACTTAAAGGTAAAGAACACACGACCAACACCAGACTGCATATACTTGGGTGCAGTCACCGCCATACCTGAAGTGTTGATGTCTTTGACTGTATTGACTGCGTAACGAATGGCATCTGCCTCACTCATACCCTGAGCACGGGCTAAGTCAAATGCGGCTACGGCAGTAACCCCACGGTTGTAGCGTTCTGTAGCAGAGAATGGGTATGACAAACCATCAAGAATCCTAGCTTTTAGCCCTGTGTAATCACTAGTTGCCATGCGGCGAGCTTCAAGAACTTCACGAGCCATGGTGTGTTCTAACTGCCCATGATCCATTAAAGACTGATATAGGGCTTTGTATTTGGGATTCTTTTCAATACCGTTAGCCACTACTCTACCAGCAGCAAGCATGGCAGAACTTGCTTTGTCGTAACCAAACTTACCGCCTAGGATAGGCCAAGAGAACATTGGCAAGGTGCTTAAGTTAATTAAAGCAGATGAGATATTACCTGCAATATATTCAAAGTAGCTAAACGAAGTTAGCCCGCTAACTACTTTGCCGTAGGTGGGATTATGGAAGAAGGAAGACTGCTCATTAATCGTGTCGGATACAGCAGCTACGTCATTACCCCCATTAGCGGCGGCTTCGTTCTTAATACCTGTAATAGCACGGTCAATCTGCGGTGCATATTCTGAATCGGCTAGCTTACGAGTCCACTTAATCATCGTATCGCCGTATCCACGGACAATATCTTTCTCCATACCAAGCACATCTTCAGACTTCATAAAGCGCTTAGAGATAGACTCAGCAGGCATCAAAGCTAAGTAGGACTGATATACACTATCAACCATTGCGTCAGTAGCACCTTGTTTTTTTAGGTCTTGAATAACACTACCAATAAACGTAGTAGGTGGCACCTCACTAGCTACAAAACGAGCCTCATGCAAGTTACGGTACTTACGAACTTTAGTGTTTGGGGGCAGGTCTTTGGCAATAAAGTTATCACGCTCACGAGAAGATTCAAAAGCTTGAACAGCACGCTCGCCAGTCTTAGGATCTGCATACTCTACCCAGAAATCGCCACGGCGCAAGAACGGGATATAGGCTACAAGCTTCTTCCGTGCCTCAAACTCAAGGCGCAGTTTATCTCGCATAGTTGGCGATGCGTTGCGTAGCAGCAAATCTTCATACCGTTTTAGTGCCCCTTCGTAGGATGCACGTATGTCTTTATACGTTTCTTGTAGTTCTTTCGGTAGGTTTGTATATACAGAACGTAATCTGCGATACTCTGCGGCATTAGCAGCTGTAGGTTTAAAGTTAGGGTCAAGCGGGTCTACTTGTGCAAGACGGGCATCCACCGCCATTTCATTCATGCGCTCAGCAGCTTTAGGATTATCTTGAACTGCTTTGCTAAACCGCTTGTAGTTATCGTTGATCTTCTTAATCTCTTGCTCTTGCTGACCATTACGTTTCTCAAGGGCGTCGATAAGGGTTTGTATGGAAGGGAGTTCCCTACCATAAATGGTGTTAAGGTTATCCAAACGGAGTAAGCCCATACCAGCTTTTAACAAGCCATAGTCTTGGATGTTGCTAAACAAATTTTTGGTTTGTTCTACTGTGCGACCTGCAAGAGCAGGCATATTCTGACCAATTTCACCTACCGCCTTAAACGCACTATTTACGCTAGAACCAACACCGTGATACATTTTGTCTGCATTATTAGCTTCTACGTCGCCAGATAGGTCGATGATGTCGCTGATGGTGCGAAGACCCTTGTCATAAGCCGATGTACCCTTACGGAAGCCAAAGAACTCTGCAATAGCCTGCATCATGCGCTGGAACATATTGCCGCCACGTGGGGCTTTGATTGCCTTGAGCGTAGCTTGGAACTCAGGATTGCTTATTAATTCGGCAGCAAACTCATGGATGTCTAATGCACCGTAGCTGCTACCTAGCTGGTTATAAACGCCCTCATATAGCTTGGTTAGCTCTTTGGTTAGTGGGTGGTTAGGATCAAGCAGTATCTTGGAAATAGCGGCATGCACTATCTCATGGATTGTGGTGTTTTTATTTAGGTACGCTAGATCGTAGGTAATTGTGTTGGTAGCAGGATCAAACTCAGCAAAGTCATAGATGTTCATCTTGCCAGGTTTAGGCTGGATCTTACCTACTCTGATAGCCGTTTTTAGCCCCATGCCTTTGATCTTTTGTAAGATCTTTTTGACGTCTGGGTTATTTTCAACTTCAATTAGCTCATCTAAAGCGTTATCAAACTGACCTCGTTGGATAGCTTTGGCTATGTTAGAGTTAACAAAATCCTCTGCCATTTGAGCAGCCAAAGCTTCATTTTCTAATTCTTCCGCATCTAAACGCTCTTGCTCAGTCATCTGCTCTTGCGTGACTTGCGGCGCTGCAGCACGGGCTTCTTGTTCTATAGCCAATTCTGCCCTAGCCATTTCATTTATACGGCTAACAAAATCTGTAATTGTGTTGCTATTTTGACGTTCTGCTAAAACTACGGCTTCAGGAGACGATTTGGCTAACGCACCACGAAGAATCTCCAACTGACGCATGTTCTTTTTACGTTGCTTAGCATCTGCAATCTGCTCAGTTACTTCTTTAAGACGCACATATTCTTGAGTCAAAGGGGCGATACGCATTAACTTAAAAGCATCGGTTTTTCTTAACCCTTTTATATCAGCCATGCCAGTTCTAATAAAATTCAGGATTCGTTTGTCTGTATCGACAATAAACTTTCGTTCTTCATTAATACCAGGCTTTAGCCGCTTTTGCGCTTTCTCTAAATCGTTTTGATCCCGTTTAGTTAATGGAGCACCGACTCCTTCTTCTCCTCCAGCAGCAGGAACAACAGTTGGTCCAGCAGTAGCCACTCCTCCTTGGACAGGTTCTTCAATGAGCTCGGGAGCTGGTGTAAAGGTAGGTTGCTGCTGATCGCTTGGAAGGCTTGGCTGTACTGCTCCTCCGACAGGTCCGGCAGGTTCTGAAATAGGTTCACTTGTTACCTCCTGTTGAAATTCTGGACGGCTAAGATACTCTTCAACCTTCTCACGAATGCTTGTGCTTAAGTTCTTGCGGTCGGCGTATGCCTCCAGTACCCGTTTTACTTCGGCTGCGTCGGCAGGGTTAGATATGTCCTTGCCATCTAACAAGTTGTTTTTGCGTAAAAGTGCGGTACGACCAATACCTAAAGCGTCAAGGACGCTATCGTCAACCTTTGTACCAACTTCTTTTGGTGTGAGCTTAACTGGCTTACTTATTACCGATGGTTCCGCAACAGGCGTAATGGGTGCGGCTGGCGGGGCGCCAAATAGATCAGGTTGTCCTTCTACCGTCACACCTGCTGCTGGGGGTGCTTCTTCTAAAGTGAGTTCGCCTTGTTTAGCACCTAGAAACTTTTTAAGTTTTGCTTGAGACGCTTTTAACTCGGCAGCTTGTTGCTGCTGTAATTGACGTAGACGGTTAGCTTCGGCTTTGTCGCCCTTGGCTTTGGCGGTTTCGGCAGCTTTAGATGGCAGTCCTTGCTCGTCAAATAAAGATAACTGCTTACCTTTAAGTTCCTTCTGAGCTTCTTCTTTGGCTTTGGGTTCTAAAAGCTGGGTATAGGCACCAAGCTCCATGCCGGGGAGTTGCCCTTGTTTCTGTAGGGCGTTGTACTCGTCTATAGTTAAACCAGCCTCTTGTACTTGACGGGCTAGTTCTTGACGTTGTTGTTCTGCTAACTGGGCTTGCTGCTGCGCAAACTCTTCACGTTTTTCTTGAACTCGAGCCCCAACACCACCTGCGCCACCAAAAGCAGAACCAGCGATAGCGCCACGGACGCTAGACTCCATGATGCGGTTCCAGTCCGCACTGTCAAATACTTGGGGATTGTTAGCTACAAAGTTCTCTGCATAAATACTTATGGCTTCTTGGGCACCCTCAGTCAGACCTTCTGCACCCATACCTTTGAGTGCGCCAGCCGTAATAGAACGGAGGATGCCTTTGTCCATGCCTGACTTCTCAAGGACTTTCTCAACAATACCTACCTTGACAGGACCAGTAAGGGAGCGAGCCAACTGTGCTGGTAGAACAGAATCTAAGGCGGCAGAGCCAGCACCAAACAGCAAGGAGGCAGGCACATCCATCTGACCAGTTTCTTGGTAGATGTTTTGGAATATCTCAGGGGCGTTCTGAGCATAAGAACCTAAGAACACACCAGCGCCTTGACCCACTGCCTGACGGGTTGCGGCCCCTTGCGCCATCCCTTGCGCTACAAACTCAGTAAGTTCCCGCCCAGCCAAACCACGCTCAGCACCCTGAACCATGAGGCTCTTACCGAGTGAAGTTAATCCAGTACGTGCGGCAATAGCACCTGCACCAACACCAGGAACTAATGAGGTGGCGATATTAGGAATCTGCTCAACAATGGTCTCAAGCGCAAAGCCTGGGATGTCCGATATACCTTTGACTTTACCTAATTCTGGATACTGGGGGGCATAGTACTTGGCTATTTCCTCTTCGGTAGCCTTGGCTTCTTCTAACTGCTTTTTAGCGTATTCATCAAACCCAAGGGCTTTTGCCCCCATAGCAGGGATGACGTCTCCAAAGGTAGTGCCTAGACGCTTGGTACCTCGAGTAAGAGCTTTGCTTGCCATTTCCCCAAAACCCATCTCAGCTTGGGGTAGTTCAAAGTCATACTTCTTGGCAAGCCGATCTAGTTCAGCATTTAACTGTTCTGGGGTTAGATTATCGTCAAATCTAACTGCCCCAAGTTTGGGTAAATCAAGGATCATGTAGATTCCTTATAGCTGAGAAGAGCTTAGTATATTATCCGCTTGCCCGACATTAACAAATTCGTTAATAAATCTACCACGTGCCGATTCAAACTGACCAAGAAGTTTAGGATCCTGACGCCAGTTTTTCTTTTGTTTAGCAAGGTCAGCTTCAAGTTGCGCTTTACGGGGGCTATTTTCCCAATCGTCAGCGGCTTTACGTCGTAGGTCACCTAAACGAATATTCTGGGCTTGCTGCTGTACACCCAAACGTCTTTCAGCTAAACCTCTCTCGGCTACATTTTTTTCATACTGTTGCTTCAATGCATCACGACGCATCTTTTCATAGAGTTCTGCACGAGATAGACCAAGCTGACCTGTAAGGATTGCGTTCTCATCAGCAACCTGAGACTTGCGAGCAGCCATCTGAGCAGCAACACCTTGAGCCGCACCTTGACCAATATTAGCAGCAGCAAACGGCGAAGTGCCGCCCATCATGCCAAGACCAGCTTGGAGTAAAGATAAGTAAGCATCGATACGTTTTTGCTTGCCAGACTCTTCCATACGCTGTTTAAGCAAGTTCTTAATATCTGCCAACCCACTATCCGCAGGAGGTTCTTTGTATGGCTCTGGAGCAGACAATGGGGTTGGTGCGGGAGCTTCTTTTTGTGGAGTAGTTTGCGCCGTTGGTGCGGGGGCAACTGCAGCTCCTTCTTTTTTCTTTAGAGCTTCTTCACGACGTATTTCGTCTAACGCCATCATTTCGGCGGCTCTAGTGCGGTCTGCATATCCAAATCCAATACCAGCTAGAGGATCCATATTCTCATAGTCAGTATCTACCAAACCAGTGTTTTGAAAAGCAACAATACCGCCACCAGCCATGCGGTTAGAAGCCATTACATAATTTTGTGTTTCACGAGGCAACGAAGTAATACCCTGACCACTTTTTAAGGCTTTATCGACCCGCCCAGGTCCTGCGTTATAAGCAGCAAAGGCTAGTGTTGGATCTTGGTATTTGTCATACATCTGCTTGAGGTACATTACCCCACCACGGATGTTTTCTTCTGGGTTGAGCGGGTCTACACCAAGACTCTTGGCAGTCTTAGGCATTAACTGCATTACACCCAAAGCACCTGCCTTAGAACGAGCAGACTCAGGATTCTTTAAATTACCAGTCTCTTTATAGAGGACGTGCAGTGCCATGCCAGGATCAAGCCCAATACGCTGCGCTTCTGCAACAACCATATCTTCGTATTTATGCCCACCTCGACTTGGACCAGGTCTTTGGCTATCTAGTGGGGGCATGACATAGTCGCCCTTCTTAGGGCCATCAATCATCAACTTGCGGGCACTAGCTGGGGTCTGACCTTTTTTAGCAAGCTCTGCTTCATAGCTTTCTGGCATAGCAGACTTAAGGCTAGTAATTCCTGCCATTAGGCGACCCATTAGATTTTTTTCTTCGTCCTCGTCCTCAAGGTCTAATTCACCACCGTCAGCAAAAGCAACAATGCCACCACCTGCAAAACCTTCTTCAGGGAGATTAGAGCGTAGCTTCTCTAAGCCAGACATAACGTCTGCTTGCTCCATAACCTGACGGGCAATCGGGGGCTGGGCTTGGGTTTGAGCTACCATGGCTTTGGCAGCTTGTTCTGCTTTTAACTTTTCTTGAATTAAGGGCACACCTACATAGGCTGGGATTGTGCCATTCTTGACCGCTTGATTTAACTGCGCTACGGATAATTTCTCGGCATCCGCCATCCGGCTCATTAAGCTACCAATCATATTAACCTGCCTTGCTCATAGCGTTATAGAGACCTAGTTCAGCCAAGCCATCTGAAGCTTTAACCTTACCGCCCTTCTTAAATATACCTGCTGCACGTCCTAAGCCATAGGCACCTACACCAGCGGTACCTAAACCAGCAAATTGAGAAATAGCGCTTGGAGGCGCCTGATACTGTTGAGTTGTAGCCTGTTGTAACGGTAGACCACGCAGCAAACTGCTCATTGTGGACAGCTGCAGCTGTGGGTATTGTTGTTGTAGGGCGTAGTTCTGGATAGCCTGATTAATACGTTGTTGCTCAAGCGCTTGTTGCTGAGCGCCAGCCTGAGACTGTAACCCAATAATACCTTGCTGAGCCGCTAATTGTTGAGTGCCCATTTGACCTAATGCACTACCTGCTTGGGTAGCAGCTCCTAGACCTGACAGCCCGTATTGACCGGCACCTATAGCTTGACCAATACCTTGTAATCCTGTTTGCGCTCCTTGAATACCCTGACCTGTTCCAGCTAATCCTAATTGGCCTGCAGCTAATTGTTGCCCAACCCCAGATAAACCTACACCTGCACCTTGCATGCCTAATCCAAGACCACCGTAACCAGCTTGTAGTCCTTGTAACCCTAAGTTTGCACCAAACTGTTGCTGGCGTTGTGCATCTTCAAATGCTTTTTGTGTACCTACAGCTTGAATTTGTCCTAACTGTGTACCTAAATTACGGCGAGCTTCAGCGGCTTCAATAGCAGAACGAGACCCACCAAACGCCCCAACTCTAGTTGCTTGTGCCTGCAGACCAGGTATTTGTTTTGCGTAGTCACGCATGGCCTCTTGTTTTTGAACATCCACCACATTTTGCATGTATGGGGACATATAGGCTTGAGTTGCATACGGATCAGTAGCTTGACGAGCAAAAGCTTCTCCAGCACCAAAACCTTGTTCAGCTGCCTGCACCCCACGAGCGCCATAACCAGCACCCATGCGTCCGTACATGCCAGCTTGTCGTGCAGTTTGCTGGGCTCTTTGTAAAGCTTGTTGAGCACCAATACCCCCATACTGAGCGCCAGTAGCCCCATATCCAAGAGCTTCTCCCATTAAGGGTTGTGCGCCTTGGGCGGCTTGTAATGCCCCTATTCCGCCTAGTGTTTGATAACCAGTACCCAAAGCAAATTGACCTGGAACTTGCAAATTAGCTACTTGTCTAAAAGCTTGTTCCTGCATTGGAGAAAACCCAGCCACCGCAGCAGCAGCTTGTTCTTGAGCGGTATTAGTAATTTGCCCACCTGGGCCTACCGTTGCGCCGTATGGAATATAAGGTTGAAAACCTACGATATTGCCAGCATCATCATACTTATAAGCCTGCTTTTGAGCAGCGCCCAACATGGTTTCTACATAAGGGCGGGCATATTCTGGAATGTTTGAAGTAACCGTAGTGCTTTGGGTTGGACCCCCGCCACCACCTGAGCCACCACCAAAAGGAGTACGTCTACCTTCCCAGGTCCACCCGCTGTGTTTTGATCTTAATATGCTCATAGTTTTACTTCCACTAAAGTAGTGCGTTCTTCAAACCCATACCGCTTCCACAATCTGGCTATAGCGGGACGAGCCATTCCTTGAATCTTTGTTGCTCCAGCATGTCTTAATATGTTGCATAACTGCGCAAATGTGTCCTGATTTGATATTAATTTTCCACCAATAAGCGTTATAAAAGCTACCCTATTTTTAGGATAATTAGCAAACGATACCGTTGCAGCACCATGAATCTGGTTACTATCATCTGTAGCAACTAACAACGTCCATAAGCCCGAAGTCAAAAAACCTTGAACATGGGAAAGGTCGTAGTTATCACTCCACTCGGGTACCGGTTCTCCTTTTTCTAACGCCTCCTTCAAATATGTTTCTACAAAAGGCCAAGTCTGTACGATGTAATCAATACCGACTGGCTGAACTTTTAAATTCATGCAGGTACGTACTTACGTGGGTTAATCTGTTTACCTTGCGCCTTCTTACCTGTACGAGCCTTACGAACCTTATCCATCATAGAATAGAGCTGCTTAGCACCAGCATCCGTAGAGCCGTTGCCTAAATGACTAACTACATCCGCTGGGACCACAAACTCTCCATCAGCCAAACGAGCAGGTTGTTTTCCACCAATAACGCCAGGTATAGAGTCAGACATCCCATCGCCAGGACCTTTAAGCATCCTGCCACCATCTGAGTACCCTCCTAGAGAAGAAATACCGCCACCTGCCATTGTCATTGGTTTGCCTTCTTTTAGGCGTTTTTCCATCTCGATAATGGCATTTCCACGACCGTAAATGTTTTGATACATTTCTGGGCTTAAACCCTGAGCTTTAGCGGATTCTAAAATCTGTGCAATGCCGCCTTCTGCCATTAGCATGGGATTGGACCGTTGATAGGCTGGTGCAGTCTCCATTAATTCAGAACTTACAGGGCGCTGAGTAGGGGTAGCGTATTGGGTTTTATCAATCATACCCTGTGGGTACAAGCCCCCCTGTGGGTTCATAGCCGTATTCATCATTGACATACGCTCAACTGGACCGCCATTAGCTAGCCGCATAATGCCACCTTCAGCCGCAGTTCTATAGTCTCTGTACTCTGGGCGATATACGCTTTCAGGAGCATAAGTAGGTTCAGAGCGTCTAAATTTAGTTGGATCAAAAGAACTTACATAATCTTCTTGCCCAGGCACGCCAAACCGATTGCGCTCAGCTTGCATCATGCTACCAAGAGCGGAAGTACCACCAATCATCCCTAATTGGGTATTAGATAAATAGCCTTGTTCCCCCGGCATGTAGCCAAAAATGTTTGCTGTGGGAGATGGAGTAGTAGATGTAAGAGCAGCAGTTCCGGCTTCGCCTGGCAATACAGAAAGGCCAGTACTAGAAGTTACAAATGGAGAAACCCCAGCACTGGAAGCAGAAGGTAATGCAGCAATACCGGCTTCCCCAGGAAGCGCCATCAACCCGGTGCTAGATGGAACAAAAGTAGTAGCAGCACCCGTACCAGCACCCGTTGCTGCGCCAGTAGTAGCCCCAGTAGCCGCACCCGTACCAGCCCCAGTAGCCGCACCCGTACCTGCGCCAGTAGTAGCCCCAGAAGTAGCCCCAGAAGTAGCACCAGCCGTAGCGCCAAAAGCACTACCAAGACCCCCGCCAATAGCGCCAGTAGCACCGCCCATCAGAGCACCTTTAAGTGGGTCTCCCCCCTGAATAGCCGCACCAGCACCACCTGCCGTCGCTCCGACAGCGGCACCAATTAACATTGCCTCGCCTACACCGGTTCCCATAGATATACCTCGCCTAATTTAAACAGTACTTTATCATTCTTACGCCGTAGTTGGAAGCCTAGAAACAAAGGTTATTGAGCCAACTGCAGATGGTATGGCTGGTCTGGCGTAAGGTACCGTTTGCGCAGGCAAATGTTCTATATAAACCCCATCTGTTGCAGGAGAGGTATCGTAGGCTTGATTAGTCGCCCAGTACAATTCTATTTTATCTCCAGCATTTATTGAAAACACTATTTCTGAAAACGCAAGTAAATATGAAGGAACTCCAGCGCTTTTACGAGGTGGCAAAGTAAAAATAATTGCAGAGTTAGGTACGTCTACAAACCCAGAACCCGTGTCTATCTTTAGCCACACTGCTGCATCGTGGGCAGCGTTATCGGTATTAGCTAACTGTAACCCGTACGCAATTTTGTATATCCCAGATACTTCAGCGGTGGCGGTGCCAGGGGCGGCTAAAGTAAATCCGCTACCACTATTTAACGTATTCCATGCAACTACTGTAGGGGTATCTGAGGCAGTGGCAAGCTGGTCTGTGTTATCGGACGCAGCGATATGGGGAAACTCAAGATAATGCCCACCGTTTGGACTAAGTAATGTACCGCTAAAATTATCGACTTGGTTAAAGTAAAGGCGTAAAGCGTTATTTAGCTGATCTTGATATATTTGCGCATACTGAACCGGCGCAATTAGCAGGTTAGGTGCTTTTGACGGGCGTAGGTTTAGGTCAGCCATTAACGTCTTCCATCATTACGAATGTCGATTCGGGGGCTACCTAACTGCCAAGATACCCCTAGACTGTCTGATTCAATTCTAAAAGCTAACTGACGTCCTCTTAACCGGGTATAGACCTGACCTGTAAACTCTTGAATGTTGTATGTTGGCGCACCCGAAAAATCATCTGCGCTTGTTACTTGAGGGTCATCCGATGCGCCATAAGGCGTTCCTGAGTTCCTACGGGGTTTAACTTGCATTGTTACATAAGGGTTATTGACGTTAGAGCCGTTAAAGTTAATATCGGGCAGAATACGCCATACAAACCCAAAGTTATGACCATCCCCAATATCAAAGTCAGAAGATTGGACGTACGCATTGATAGGCACTGGGGTTAATCCTGATACATCGTCAACCGCAGCTTCGTGATACAGAATACGATAGTTAGTAGTATCCGCTGCCATTGGGTACCGCCGTAATGGTGAATCTAACCATGCCGTACGACTCATAGAACCGTAGTACCAAACACGCTCTAGGTAGTTATAGATTACATACTTATCAATTATATTACTGCCATTTGAACAGTAGAACCACCAAACTTCACTGTAGCTTTCATTAGAACCAGCAAAAACTTGGAAAGCTTGATCTTTATTAATATCGTCAAAAATGTATTGCCACAGCGAGCAAGGTAGGGTTTCAACTCGACCTGAATAGACAAAAAACTTATCCGTTCCCATCCAGTAAGTTACGTTATTAATTGTAATTGCAGCGTTTGGTCCCATGATGGAAATATTGTCTTGTAACAACTGGAAACCCCAAACGTAGGGTGGTCCAAGATACTGCATGGAATAAATAGCAGCGTCTGACCAAACCAAAATCTCTTGGCGGGTAGATTCTGCGCACATGATAAAAGAACCAATATTAAGGCGGTACTCACCCGATTGATTAGTAGCGTCTGGAACCCACGTAAATGGGTCTTCTTGGTCTGACCAACGAACTAATAGTGGGTCAAATGTAGTGGTTGGGTTGGTTGGGTCGTATGGATTTGCACCGAACGCAATAACAAAACGCTGAATAGCAGAGCCAATAATTTGATTGGTTTGATTTGGCACAAAGTCTTGATAGGTGTAAGACGTGTTAGGAACGGTACTAGAAGAAGCTAGTGTGCTTAATTCTACCGCCCGAACGGTTACGCCAAGGGTTGCATCCCAGTAATAAATAGCGCCACCACGAGGGGCAATAATTAAGTCTTCACCAAAGTTGTCATTAGTCCATAAACGAAGCTGTTGACCAATACCCACATCAGCTGCAGCACCCCAACCACGCACAGGAGCTACAGGCGTAGAAACTACAACCGTGCCGCCAGTTGGGCCGTTATCTGAGGTGGTGTATGTATTAGATCCAATAATCGTTGAGAAAGTATAAGCATTTGCATTGACCACCGTAATCGGCAGTGCCTTAATAAACGGGGCAGAAGCTATACCGCAAACATTACCAGAAATGCTGTTGAACGCCACATAGTTACCGTTAGAAAGCCCATGAGCAGTTTGCGTTACAGTGACGGTAGTACCAGGGCTTGTGCAAGTAAAAGGGTCTGTTAAAGTGCTTGTAATATAAGAAGGCCAAGTTCCTGCGCCCCAGCCAGTACCTACAACAAAAGTATCTAAGCCAGTCTGTATTTGAAACGCCATGCTGATTGTATTTCCACCGCCAGCCGTAACCGTTGTATTAGCGGTATTTGCAACCACAAAAGAAAAGCGTGATGTATCAATATAAGTAATTTGGTGTTCTTTATTTAAATCTGCGGCAGTAATTGACCCAATTGCGTTAGCACCAGAAACCGTTACAAAATCATTTGTTAAGCCTCCGTAACCGACTAAAGTTACAGTTACTACATTAGAGCCATTGGTCGTAGCAATGCAATTCACTGTGTTTGGGGATGAGTTTGCTGTAAAAGTAACTCGGATTGGCGTTATGTCGTTGTAGTCACCGCCTAATTCAATGTAGTACTTTAGGTTTGTGCCAACACCTAATAAATTTGCGCCAGCAAGAGTTACCCAGTTCCACAGCGCACGGGCAATACCTAAAAAGGTTTCATTAGATAGCCGAATCCAACCACCAATCTTTTCAGGAAAACCTGAGCGAAACCGCACTTTGTCACAAGCATACCAACCACCTTCGTTGGAATAGTCCGTACCTTCTCGGTTAATCCCTGGTCTAAATTGGAGTTTTTGTAATGGCATACTGGTTTACCCTAGGATAAAAATAATGCTCGTTCATCGTTTCTACGAGTAACTAAGCCTTTTAGTACTTTACCGCCAGCGAGCGTGTATTTCAAGAACTCTTCCGCAGCGCCTTCCATATCCCCACGCAGAACCTTCTGACGGAGGGTTGAGCGCTGTAGTGTTCCAAGCCCAACGTTAAAGCTAAAGCTAACAAGAGCATCGAACTGACCTTGAGTGAGCTTAACGGGACAGTAGCGTTCAACACCTCGTTCAAAGCGATTAAGATCGTCTCGAAGAATGTCATCTACTTCCTCCATTGAAAAGGTGCGGTTATCCCGTTCTTCTAGTGGGTAAGCATCCCGCTCATCTATCTTTAGAGCACCTTGGCGTGGATAGAGTACATGGCCCACCCCAATCGTCCATAGTTTTGCTGGGCAACGATACGGCTTTTGGCGCACGCCTTCGTGGTGCTTAATCATCTTGATGGCTTTATCGCTTACTTTCATTTCTTAGAAAATGCCTGAGTCCCAAACCAAAACGCAATAATGGAAGACAAAATTTGCATCTCATCGCTATCAAAAATTTTGTCCATAGACTCTACAAATGAAGCTCCAGAAGACCACGCCCACCAGATCGAGGCGATGTCTACGATGATTAGGAGAATTACAAACAGATAAGTCACCATCGGGCGCACCGAGGCACGTAGATTAATAACCCACTGGGACGCACCCTTACCAATCTCGATGTCGTGGTTGTACATAGCCGTGCGTTCTTGAGCTTGAGTTTCCATCGATACTTGCTCGGTACGGATCTCTTCTACACGGGCTTGGGCTGCATAACCAGCCTCCATAAGTTTTAGTTCCCGCTCCATCTGCATGGCAGCCATGGCTAGCTCATGCTTTTTGTCGCCTTTATCTTGGAAAAAGTCCAGTAGTTTAGGCAGGCCCCCCATCAGGAAGGACAGCGCTGTGGATATTAGTGTAAGCATTATTTTTTACTCCCCCATACAACGTAATAAGCAATCCAGGCTGCTACTAAAAAGCACCAAAACTGCACCCATTTAACCTTTGCCAACTCTGCATCAAAATACTTCTGATCTTCTTTCTCAAGCCGCTCAATCTCGGTCTTGATGTCTAGCACCTTTTGCCACTCTTTGGTGCCGTGCTGCTTAATAAAATCAACCCTCAGCTTGTACTCTTCGTCACTTATTTTCTTTTTGTGACGGTACTCTTCAAGGGCTTTATATATTGCTCTGGACTTCTTTAGCTCAGCTTCCCTGCGCTCTCGTATCTTTGCTTGCGCCTTCTGCCTTGCTAGATCTATTGCCTCCTTTTGAACATCCTCGATGTTCTTACCAATTTCTTTGCCAGCCTCTCGACCAGTCTTAAACCCCTCGCTGATCCCCTTGGCACCAGCGCCCAATCCGAGTTCGTCTGACATATCTCACTGTTCTTTGCCTCAAAGGGTTGAACCGCCAAACGACATATTGGCTACCACGATTGATACATGCTGCTCTGGCT